GTCGAACTCTTGGTTGAGTCGATGACGGCCAAAAGCCTCAGCGACATCGACACCGGTGAACTCCACGTTTACCTCGGCGTCAACAAACTGAGCGACCTCTAAACGTCTTGATTCACTGCCCCTGCACTGCGGGGGCAGACTTCAGGATGTCAGATAATATATTCGGCGATCTGGTCGCCGACATGGACGACGAGTTAGCGCACCTCGTCAAACAGGAGTTGCAGACTGGGTGGCGCGCCCAGCAGGTCATGGCCGCCATCGAGGCGACCCGTGTGAAGCAGCTCAACGACCAGATCGAACACTGCACCGTCGAAGGACTCGGCCAGCACGTCATGGACGTGCCGGCCGATGCGTATTTTGCGTGGAAGCGCCACCTTGGGGACGACTGCTGGGCAGATCGTGGCTTCCGAGACTGGTTTAAGAAACATAACCCCGAGACCGCGGTCAACTACACCCCTCGCAACACTACTATTCTCGTCCCGTGACCAAACTCGACCGCGAAAAAATCACCGAGATCATCGGTGATATCGACCAGGCTGACGCTGACGGCGCATCCTATATTCAGCGCAAGCTGCGCAACTTCAACACCCGCTACTGCATCTGGCCGGGGCAGACCGACGACGGCCGTAAGCACGCCGGCGCCTACGGCAAAAAGATTTTCCCTTGGGATGGCGCTGCCGACACCAAGATTTTCTTGAGCGAGCAGATCATCCGCGAGCGGGTGATTGCCCTCGTCAACGCCTTCTTCAAAGCCCGCATCCAAGTGCAGCCGGTTGAGTCGATGGACATCGACAAGCGCAACGCCGCGGAGACCGTCCTCAAGTGGCTGATGTTCCAGCACTGCTTGGACGACCTGCGTCGTGAAGTGCGCTTGGCCGCCGAGATCCGCGAGACCTACGGACTCGCCGTGATGGCGATTGACTGGGAGCAGCAGACCCGCGTGGAGGTCAAATCGTTCAGCATGGAAGACGCCATGGCGATGCTGCAGGAGTCGCAAGACCCCAACTTGCAAGCCCTCCTTGAGGTCGTGCTTGATCCCGAGCAGGAAGAACTCGCCGCACAGCTCATGGGCGAAGTTATCCCGGCTTTGGGATCAACTGTCAAAGTTCGCCAGTTCCGCGAAAAGGGCATTGTCGAATGGGACGAGCCTTACATCTTTTCCAGCAAGCCGGTCGTGCGTGCCTTAGAAGCCTGGGAGGACATTATTTTCCCCATCCAGACCGACAGCATCCAGCGTGCGTCCTTTGTCGCCCGCCGCGAACTGCTCAACGAGGTCGAGCTGCGTGAGCGTGCGAACCTCGAGGGCTGGGACAAGGAATGGCTGGAAAGCGCTGTGAAGCACAAGGGTGAGATGAAGCGCATCCACCTCAACGTCCACCGCTCGGACCAATTCCTCTACGAGAAGCTCCGCGACCTCATCGAAATCTGGCACGTCTACCGCAAGGAGCTGGACGAGCGCACCGGCGCCGTGAAGGTCACCCGCACCGTCATCAGCTACAGCATCACCGACAAGGCTGCCGTGCATGACATCATGCCGTACGCGCATGGCCTATATCCATTTGTTGAGCTTCCCCGCGAACGCAACACGCGCCCGCTTTTAGAGTCCCGCGGCATCCCGGAGATTGTCCAAACGGCGCAGGAGGAAATCAAGGTGCAGCGCGACTTCCGCGTAGACCGCGCATCCATTTCTATACTCCCGCCGCTCAAGACGCCCGCCGCCCGCGGCAAGTTTGACCTCGTGCTCGGCCCTGCCATGCAGATCCCCGAGCGCCGCCCGGGCGAGGTCTCTTGGATGCAACCACCAGCCTTTGACCAAGGCAGCATTGAAGTGGAAGCCGCCACCCGCGCCGATGTGGACCGATATTTTGGCCGCATGACCGAGGCCGTGAATCCCAACATGGCGATGCTCCACATGCAGGAGCTGGTCGATAGTTGGCTCATCGACATGAAGCTGGTGAGTGTACAGATCATGGCGCTCGCCCAGCAGTATATGACTCCCGAGGAGGTCGCGCGCATCACCGGCAATGCGCAGTTGGCATTCAACGCAAGCCCGCAAGACATCCGTGGGCGATTCGACATTACGGCCGAGTTTGACGCGCGCCTCCTCGATAACGAAGCGCTGGGCGCCAAGTTGGAATACCTCGCCAAGATTCTCGTCCCGATGGACAGCTTCGGCGTCATCGACCGCGCGGGTCTTGTGAAATACATGTTCCAAGCCGTTGACCCGAACTTGGCCGGCATGTTGGTGCAAGACATCGGCAAGGCCACGCAGGCCGAGATTGAGGACGAGCAAACCGCCTTTGCCAAGATCGCTGCCGGCACCGAGCCGCCGCTCAAAGAAGGCGGACAAAACGCGCAAGTGCGTTTGCAGACCTTGCAGCAAATCATTCAGTCGAATCCCGCCGTCCAACAGCGCTACCAGCAGGATGAAATCTTCAAGTCGATGATCGACGCGCGCGCGCAAGCCTTCCAGTTCCAGCTCCAGCAGCAGCAAAACGCCGTCATCGGCCGCGTGGGCGCCCAGCCCGCCTTGCAGCAGATGCAGCAGGACCAGCAGCTCGGCATGACCGCCCAACCCGCCGCCTAACGCCATGACTCCCAACATCCAAGTCCGCAACATCGCCGGCCTCAACATCCCGCAGCACGACCATGTGGCGTGCGCGTATTACAGCGGCACAAACAACCTGGCGACCGTGACCTACCGCGAGGGCGGCGCCAGCGGAACCATCGTCGCCACCGTCAATTTCACCTACACCCCCACGCAGCCGCCGACCGCGAATGACGCGCTGCTGCTCAACGTGACACGTTCCTAATGGGCCTTCGCTACAATCCCTTCAACGGAAGTTTCGACTTCACGCGCTCGCCGGGGAGCTACCTCGACGGCGAAGTGGCGACGTTTGCCGACTTGCCGTTGGACACCGCCGCCGCGCCGCTCAATAGCGCGTGGTTGGTCCGCGAGGCGTCTGGTTTGTATTTCCTCACCCGCAAGCCGGCGGGCATTTACATCCGCACGGCCACCGGGGGCACTGACCGCAGCGCCGATTATACTTATGCGTCCGCTTTCCCGGACGTTTTCAGCGATGCCAATCTGGTCGTCTACTCGGATGCGGACTCAAGTAAGAATATCAAGTTTTCCGCCAGCAGCATCACCACCGGCACCACCCGCACGCTGACCGTCCCAGACGCCTCGGGCACCCTGCCGCTTTTGGAAACCGCCAACACCTTCACGCAAAACCAAACGCTCGACGGCACGAACAATGTTGCGCCCAACCAAACGGCGGCGAGTGGGTCGTCGATCCTCACCCGCCAACTACTCGATGACAGCAACCTCGACACCCGCATCATCCGTTTCCGCGACGACTTTGCTAACGGCGGCAGGACTAATGGCATCATTGGCGAGACGGGTTGGGGCACGAGCAACGCTGGCGGCGGGAGCATTGTTGAGCGAACCTCAGTTGCCGTCTTTCCCAACCACAGTGCATTTCGCTTAACAACAGGCACAACCGCCAACAACTATTTGCGGATTTTTACCTGCAACGGCATTTTCGGGACCAGCAACCCGGCGACGGTCGCAGGCTGGCACGCCTTGGCCATCATGGCGTTGCCCACAGTGACCGACGTGACCGTCTCAGCGGGATTTTCCGCAAACCCCACCGACATTGATTTTAACAGCAGGCTGATCGGCTGGCGTTACAAAGCGGGCGTGGACACCAACTGGCAGTTCGTGACGAAAAACGATGTCACGGCTTACGCATCGTCAACTCTCACAACGCTGGTCGATAGCGGCACGGCACCCGTTGCTGACACATTTTACAAATTTGAAATGCGCTGCGTCACGGCAGGCACTATCGAGTTTCGTCTCAATGGCGGCACTTGGCTGACCTCGTCAACAAACGTGCCGTCTTCTTCAAATGCCGGTTTATTTTATATCATTGTCGGCACGCAAACCAGCGCCGCCAGAACGTGCGATGTGGACCTTGTGGCATGGAATCAAACAGTTTCACGATGACCCTCCGCCTCTCCAACAACACGCTCACCCGCTACGTCCAGCGAAGCGGCTACGCCGCCGCCGAAAACGTCCCGCTCGACGGCCCCCTCGGCGAAGTCGCCGCGAGTCTCCTCGCATGGCTCTCGGCCCAACTCGCCACTGGCGAGACGCTGGCGGATGTCGTGCTGGAAGCCAGCGGCCAAGTGGCGACAGCCTACGAGACGCAGACCGACGACGAAGGCAACGAGATCGAAGTTGCGACGGCATGGCGTCCTGCGATTTCCGCCGCCGTGAGCGTCACGGCCCCGCTCGGAAGCCGGACGTTTGTGGTCTCCAGCGAGAGTTTGCCGGACGAATTGCGCGATGGGCTGGTGGCGGCTTGGGAGGGGCTTAACGAATGAAGACGGTCACCCTACAATCTATACTCCTCCGCGCCTGGCAGCGCAGCGGCAACGACGGCTCGGATATTTCTAACATCCCCAGCGGCGCCCGCACCATGATGGTCGCCGCCGCAAACGAGCGCATCAGCGACTGCTGGGAGTGGGCCGATTGGCCGGAGCTGTGCCGCGTGGAAGCCCGCACGGTGCAAGGTAACGAGACGAGCGGCTTCTATATTGACTACGAGCAAGTGGGCGAGACGCCAATGGGTGAGGTCTTTGCCGTGCTGCGCGACAACCCGGCGACGCATGTGGCGCCGCGCCAGATCGGCTACACGCTGCTGGGTGATGCCATTAGGTTCCCCGAATCAACCAGCCTGCCGACCACCGTGTATGTGCGCTTCCGTTTGCGCCCCGAGACTTACACGACGAGCAACCTCACGGCGACCGTTCCCGCCGTTCTCGCCAAAGCCGTCGCCTATCTCCTCACCGGCGACCTTCTGGAGGAGGACGGGCAGATGGATAAGGCCATGCTCATGGAGCAGAAGGCCGAGAGCGAGCTGATTTCCCAACGCGACAAATACGTTTTCCAACAGAACCAACCCACGATGTGGACCGCCCGCGTCAACCAATACTAAATCTATGAATCCTAATGTAAGAACTACCAACCGCCAATCGGGCGCCGTCAGCATCGCCGACACCAACGCCGTGACCGGAGATTTCGTCAGCCTCGACGTGATGACCGACACCAAGTTTCACACTTTGACCGGCAACCTCACCGGCGCCGCCAACGAAACCGAAGCCAGCGCCCACACGGTCAAGGCCGGCACGACCATCGACGGCTACTTCACCGCGATCAAGCTGCACTCGGGCACGGTGATCGCCTACCGCAAATAAATTATGAGCCTGCTGCAAAGCCATCTTTCAACGGTTGAGCGCGGCGCCCTCGGCACGTTCGCCAGCATTGGCAGCGCAGCGGTGTCCCTTGTGTCACACCTTGAAGTCTATCTCCGCGTCGCCGGCCTCTGTGTCGGTCTGGCGGTCGGCGTCGTCACCCTAATTTCGGTCCTTCACGACCTCCGCAAAAAACAGAAAGAGAAATAATATGAGAAACTGGAAAACTACCACCATTGGCGTGCTTACCGCCATCATTGCGACTGCTACCGGAGCCCGCGAGTTCCTCGCCACCGGCAGCGTGCCGGATATCGGCCTCATCGCCGCGAGCCTTATGGCCGCTTGGGGTCTGATCATGGCCAAGGACAACAATGCACGGCTCTAACGATCCGAGTGATTCAGTGTTCAGTAATCAGTGATTCAGACTGAGCCGCAGACAGCCCTTAGGCAAAACTGAACAACTACCGAAAACTGAAAACTCCGTCACGCCCATGAAAAGCAAAACGCTCAAAGCCATCGCCGCCGTCATCCTGCTCACCGGGTTCATCCTGCTGGGATCGGGTTGCGTGACGGTGGGCTATGACTTCATAAAGCAGCAGGCGACCGTAACCGTCAACCCGAGCACCAAAGGCTACAAAAAGTAACCCATGTGGACGTGGATCAAGAGAGTGTTTGGCAGCAAATCCGCGACTGGCCCAGCGCCAGCCTCGCCGAGCTTGCCTTACGCATCCACAACAAGCTCCACGTCCGCAAGCGCCACGCCGACCTACGACGAGCGCCGGGTGAACACGCCGAACAAAAGCCAGTCGCCGATCACCCCGCAGGCGGTGGTCCTGCACCACAGCGGCGGAAGCTACCTTGGTGGTGTTAGCTGGATTATGAATCCGCAGAGCAAAGTCAGCTACCATGTGCTGATCGCCCGCGATGGGCGGCGCACGGTCTTTGGCGATGACACGGCGCGCATGTGGCACGCGGGCAAAAGCTCCTGGCTGGGACGGCCAGACCTCAACTCTTGGAGCCTTGGGGTGAGCTGGGAAGGCAACACTTACGATGATCCGCTTGAAGATGCGGCGATGGATAGCGCCATCGAATACCTCGCCCCGCGCATGAAGCAGTGGGGCATTCCCATGTCCCGCGTCCTGACCCACGGCGACGTGGCCCCCGGACGCAAGAACGACATTTCTCCCGCCGACGCGGCTCGGTTCAAAAGCAAATTGAAGGCAGCACTTAACTAATGGCATTAGAAAGTCCAGTCCAACGCGACGGCGACGCCGGATTCCTCGGCTTCGCTTCCCGCTTGAATCCGTTGACGCTCCCCGCAGGCATGTTGCAGGACTCGGTCAACATGCGCCTCGACCGCGGCGTGGCGCAGACCCGCAAGGGGAGCAAGCGCCTCACGGATACCATCGGCACGACGGGGGCGCCTCTGACTTTGGATTTCAGCCTCGGCACGGACAAGACCGTAAGCAGTCTCACGCGCTCGGTGAGCACAGCGACGGCAACCGCGACGGCCCACGGGTTCACCACCGGCGACCAGGTGAACATTCGCGGCGCCGCACAGGCGGAATACAACGGCGACTTCATCGTAACCGTGACCAATGCCAACACTTTTACCTACACCGTGACGGGCAACCCAGCGACCCCGGCGACTGGCACGATCATCGCCAACAACGGCCCCGAGGTGCGCGACTCCTATGACGGCGGACTGTATGCGGCGGGCGTCTTTGCCTCGCAGAACTACGACAATGCGAGTGAATGGATTGCCCTCGCCGGACGCGACACCTGCTTCCTCTGGCGCGATGGGCAGTCGAGCGTGACGAAAACTTTCCCGCAGTCGCCGGCCGAGGTGATCGACGGCACGGACACGGTCTCGGTGGTGCAGGCGTTTGACCGTCTTTACATTTTGCGAGAGGCCGACCAGACGGTGGTGGGCTGGGAAAAGCGCAGCGTGACGGCGGGCGGGATCACAGTCTCAGGCACGACGGCCACGGTGAACCTGACGGCGCACGGCTACCCGCAGGGCGCCC